AGCTGACACCAGTCCAGACCCAACAACCGCGGTTGCAGCCGCAGCGCCACTGGAGAAAGTGATAGATGGCGCAGTGTTGTATCCATAACCCGGATTGGTAATCTGTATAGAAGAGACCGCGCCGCTCGTAATGCTTGTGACAACAGCCGTGGCCTGAACGCCATATGGGCTACTTGGAGCCGCAATCGTCACCGTTGGAAAGCTTGTGTAACCCGAGCCGCCAGCCGTGATCGTGATATTTGTGATCGTGCTTGCTGCGTTCGAGATAGACGCCACTATGGTCGCCTGAACGCCGTTAGCCTCGTTTGGAGCGCTGACGGTGACAGTCGGGGGCGTCGTATAGCCGGAACCCGTGGCCGTAATGCCCACAGAGCCAATTGATCCAACAGAAATCAGGTCAACCGTGTCCCAGGTGTAGTATCCCTTCTTGGGATCAGAAATAATTGCGCGTTCATTTTTCCACTGACGCATACGAACGCCAGAAGTGCTGAACGTACCCGCGCCAGCAAGCGTTCCCTTGGTCAGGGTGCTAAGATTGTAGTATTCCGCGCGTCCGTCGCTCTCAAACGCAACGATATAGTCAACATTCTTGATGTTGCAGCTATAGATAGAGCTGACATTTGCTGTCCAGCTTAACGCAGACCCGCCGCTTGTTGCGGTAGTCGTTGTGCCCACAACTTTGAGGTTGCCGTACCCGATTGGCTGAACATTTTCGAGCCAAGCAAATTCAGCGTCTTCAAGAGCCGTTCGATTAGGGCGCGTGTTCATGCCCTTGAAGGACTTGACGACTTGGTAGTTTTTTTTCTGTTCCGGTGACGCCGCCATGTCAGTACACCTGACTGTAAACGTCCGGTATCCGGCGCTGGAACGAAGTCGCGAGAACGTTCTGTGCCTTTTTCAGGTACTCTTGCTTGAAGATTTCAGCTTCTCCATAGCTCTGTTCCTTATACTTGGCCGTACCGGCTGCATAGTAGGGAACAGGTTCAGTGTATGGCAGAGGTATCGTTTCAACGTCAGCAAGGTTGACCAAATTAGTTGGTTGAACAATTGTATCAAGTTCAATCTGATACGTCTGGTCCGGCACAGGGCCAACGTAAAAACTTTGACTGCCATAGATCGAATAGCAGACTGGCATCCCAATGTAGTTCTGCCAGTAACGGATTTGGCTGTTGAACTGCGTCCACGGTTGATAGCGCAGCGGAACGCGCGAGTTCCCCCAGTAGACATTGAAGTTGATGATGTCGAGGGTCAGGGAGCCCTGCGGCAAGGACGAAAAAGTGTAGACTTCTTGACCTTGATAGAGCGCGCTATTTTGGATCAGGCGGTTGACGCCGGTATCACGAACGAGCCTGTTGCGGGCGTCGTTGATGTAGTCCGTCAGCTCTTGGTCGGTCCAAAAGTTTGCGTTGGCGTCATGCAGCAGCCTGCGGACTGTTGTGATGTAGCTTTGAAGCGTTGTCATCTACGACCCACATCATGCAGCAGCCTGCGTCCCTCTTCCCCGCTCCCGTTTTTCAAGAACAGGGGCGGGGAATTGGTCTACCGCTGGGGACGTTGCGCGATAGCCATGTGGCCGTTCGGCTGTAATCTCAAACTTTGCGAGACGTTCGAGAGCCTGCGGCAAATCGGTTGAGATTTTCGTCCAGCCGAAGCGAACTACAAACTCAAGCTTGTCGTCTAGGCCATAACCAAAAAGGTTTTGAGCAACATCCAAGGACACTTCGATGGGTTTCGAAGGCGGGAAGTCATAAGTCTTCCCATGCCATTGTGCGTTAAGCTCTTGGTCCGTTTTGTTTAAGACCCAGACATTGTTCATCAGAAGCTCACAACGTCGCCGTAAACATTGACCTGGCAAGCACAGTTCGCCACGTTGGCCGTCACGTTCACAAAGAGCGCGTTGGCCTGAAAGACAATGGCGGCAGTGTTTGCATTCAGACCGGAACCAGGCGTCATATCGACGTAGCTGGTGCCGCTCGTAAGATTGGTCAACGTCACCGTGCCCGTCACCAAGTTAGCGCCATCATTAGTGGTGCCAATGGTGATGTTTGCGGTAGCAGCACTGGGGACCGTACCACCCGCTGTATTGTAGAGGTTAGACACCACAATACGACGAAGGATGTAGCCACCAGACCCGCCCATGCCACCGCTAAGAACAGGCATGATGCCTACCGCGTTAGCCGTAGCAGACAGAAGGACGTTGCGGCTTTGGGCAATTCGATAATTGCCAAAACTGTCTTGGGTATTTTGACTTACTGAGTCAGGACTAGCCATGTGTCACCTCAAGTTGCGTTGAAGGTGCCCGTGATGCCGTTGCCACCGTTGATGGTGTACAGAGTCACGTTAGCCGTAGAGCTAGTCACGTTAGCGCGGAAGCTGAACCCGTCAGAAATCACCGTACCGCCCGTGTTGTTGGCGATGTAAGTGGTCCAAGAGTTAGCACTGCCCGTGTAGGCATTAAACTCAACCACAACGTTCGCCTGAGGCGTGATCACATAAGTGCCCGCCGGGATGTACTGAGCATTGACAAGCGCAGTTGCGTTGCCAGCACCGACGTTAGTGAGAACGACCGGCTGGAACGCACCGCCGACCGTGTTCGCTACCGTATTTGCAAGAACAATCTTAGAAAAACCACCAGCCATTGTTCTTACTCCTTAGAGGCTCAGAGAGTTGTAACCCGTAACCTTGGTCATAGCCTTAGGCTTCGTGTTAACAAGCTCAGCGATGTTGATGACAGCCCCAACGTAGCCAATCTGCCAGTTGGGCAGGGTGCTCTCGAAGCCCGTGAACACGAACTGGCCCTGCTCATGGATGTAGAGCGAGAGATAGTTGGTGTTGAGAAGATACAGCGTACCTTCGGGGCAGTACGGGTCGGGATAGATCGGAACGCCAGCGACCATGAGGGCGCGGAACGCGGCCTGCGGGCCGTTCGAGTCGCCATCGAACCCGTGACCGGGGGTGATGACGTACTGTTCCTGACCAACGTAGTCCTGCGCGAGCAGGGTCCAAGTACCAAAACCGCATACGCCAAAGGTCGGCACTTCCGCGCCATACTTGACCGTACCGGAAATGTACTGAAGGACGTTCTGACGGGTCGGGTTGACCGAGCCAGCAGCGTAGACCTTCGAACGCCACCAAGGGTTCGTGGTCGAGGAGCGGGTGATGTTGCCGTAAGTGGCAGTGCCCGTGCCATCGTCCACCGCAGCCGGGAGGCCGGTAAACGCCTGAGTGTTCGTGGTGTTGTTGTAGAGGGCCGTAGCCATACCATCCATCATCACGTTGGTCGCATCATTCATGCGAGCCTCAATGAGCGGGATGATGGCGTGGTCCTGCTGAACAGCGCCTTCCATGCCGAGGAACGGCACGGGAGCGATCATCAGCTTCAAGGTAAACTCAGCATTGTAAGCACCCTGCTGGACGGACGGCTGCTGGAAGGAGCCGCTGTAATCCGACCACTGAGCATTCACAAACTGTGCGCCCTGAACGGGAACCGTCACGGAGGACACACCGCCCGTAGCCGTCTGGCTATTGGCAATGAGCGCCGCCATGAGCGGGGTCGAGTTGTAGATTTGCACGACCATCTTGGGGATGAACGCGCGACGAGTAACGTAAGTCAGTTCTGTGAACTGTGCGCTACTCGTAGCGGGAAGAATGCCGCCACCGATTGCCATAGTTTACCTCATCGTTTTCAAAGTGACACTCGTCCCCGTCACACGCTCAAAGACCAATTGGCCTTGGGTTTTTTCGAAGTTCGTTCAGCGCTTCCGCCGCGACTTCACGCGCAGCCCTAACGTGATTGCCGCCCATAAACCTTTTCAGGGTGTTGTGAGCAGTTTCGTCAATCACATTCCGGCTGAACACCTTTTGGGGCGTAGGCGTCGCCGCCTGACGCATCCAATTGTAGTAGTCTGCGGCGCTTTCATGAGAAGTAATGCCCTTTTCAAGCATAATTTTCTCAATTTCCGCAATTTCGTCTTCTTTCACGCCTTTCTTGCGCAACAATGCGCTGCGACGCTTTTCAAGCTCTTCCATCGCTTCTTTTTCACGGAGCTTGCCTTCAAGCTGCTCCATGCGGGTCTGAGCCGCATCAAAACGGGAAGCCAGTTCATCTTTGATGTCGATTTCGCCAATCGGCATCTGCGGGCGAACCTTCTTGGTCAAACGCAACGCAGCTTCACGAGTTTCCGGGTTTTCGGAAAGTTCGCGCATAAGCAACGCGAGTTCGTCGCGCGCTTCAGGTGTGAGGTCTTCGAGCGAAGCCATTTGTGTCCCCTTTTAGCTTCAGATAACTTTTTTGCCGTCGCCGGGCGGCACAATCTTGTACTGGCTCTTGGGGCCAGTCTTCGAAGCGCCAGAAAGCCCGCCGAGACGCGCAAAGCGCGGCGTGTTGGTGATCTGACCATTCTGCTGCTGATCAGTCGTGGGATTGCGGGGCTTAGAAGCGCCGCGAGGCTTGAAAACGTCCATGTTGGTCTCCTTACATCGGTAACGGTGCACCGCCGGGTTGCATACCCGGTGGCATTGCGGGAGGCCCGCCCGCCGGGGCACCGCCCGGCGCAGCAGCGGGAGGCTGCGGACTCATGAGGCCAAGATTGGGGGGGCCACCAGCAATCGCCTTCGAAAGGGGCGTTCCGCCGCCAGCTTGAGGCAAGTTTTGAAGAAGCTGAAGGATTTCGGCGCTCTGAAGCTCGTTGGTCTTCTGCTTCTTGGGGCCGAGAACGGAAGAAAGCTTGGAGAGGGCGGACATGAGGCTCTGACCCTCAGGGGTCTCAGAACCAATGGCCGGGAGAGACTGTTCGATCAGAACAAGAGCCATGCTCACATTGATCAACGCCGCTTCCCGTGGGCCCTGTTTCGCTTCGGGCGTTGACATCGGGGATGGCATGGGGGCGGGCGTCATAGCCGGACCAGCGCCGGGCGG